CTCGCGGGCGGCCTCCACCGCGGCGAACTGACCGTCATCGGCGCACGACCGGCAGTCGGAAAGACGGCGTTCGCGCTCTGGCTGGCGGTGCACATCGCGCAGGCCGGGAAGCAGGTGGTGTACATCTCCCGCGAGATGCAGGCCAACCGGCTGATTCTCCGGCAGGTGCAGGGCGGCGTGGATTTCGACCCGGCCAAGCTCCGCACCGGCGGCCTGACGGATGGAGACTGGACGCAGATCACCGGCGCGCTCAACGAGCTGGCGACGCTGCCCATCACCTACATCGAGCACGTCGGAGATATTGAGCGCATGCGCGCCGAGATTCGCGCAGCGGCCAGAGATTGCAGGTGTGACGTGGTGATCATCGACTACCTCCAGCTCATCCGGTCGAGCGACAGGCAGGTTGACCGAAACGAATACACGCGCGTCTCCTACGTTTCCCGCGTGCTCAAGGAGCTGACGCTTGAGCTCAATATCCCGGTCGTCGCGCTGGCGCAGATTAACCGCACCGGCGACCGAGAAAAACCGGAAATGTCCGAGCTGAAAGGCAGCGGCTCGATCGAACAGGACGCGGACAACGTAATCCTGATGCACCGCACAAAGGACGTGGACGAAGCGATGCCGAGCGACCGCGAGCTGTACCCGCTCTACATCAAGACCGGTTACGCGTATCTGCTCATCAACGTGGCCAAGCAGCGCGACGGCGTGACCGGCAGCTTCCCGCTGCTGTACAACCCCGCCCGACAGACCTACGTCGAGATTGCGAGAGGAGATGCGCCGAAATGAGAATCCCGCCCTGCAAGGACTGCCCGCAAAGGACGGCGGAATGCCACGCCGCATGCGTCAGCTACGCCCGCTGGCGCGCCCAGAACACGCGCCAGCCGCCGCCGGACCGGAGTACGCGTCCTACATCAAGGACAAGTACACGCCCCGCTACTACGCAAAATCCCGGCTCAAAAAAATCTACATGGAGTGATTGACGATGGATAAGCTCGAAAGCATCCCGACCGACCTGACCTTCCACAGCTGGACGGAAGCCATGAAGTTTGCCAGCGACCACCTGCCGCACAGCAGCTACCGCCTGACCAGGCGCAGCGACGGCACAGTGCATCTGGTGCTGCTGGGCAGACTCAACGACGACCTGTCGGACGCGCCGACCCCGTTTTGCTGATGGTCGACCTCATCTTGACGCTGCTGCTTGCCCTGATCGCGTCCGTTGTGGCAATCATGCAGGGCATGCAGCACAGCGTTTTTAGCCTAATCACGGTGTACTGGTTAGTTTTGGCAGTCAAAAACTGGCTGCTGGCGAAGAAAGGAAGGAGACAGTATGAACAAGGATATGATAGCTGATTCAATCGGATATATTAATCGATTGATTACCGCAAGTGATGCGAAAATCGGAGCGCAGAAACAAGCGGCCATGTGCGAAATCATCAAACTATTAGACGAAAACTCGTTGAATGGTTTGCTTGCAAGTATCCAGCGAGATTATGATAATGCAAAACAGCTTGCTCTTGCTATCGATGTGGCAAAAGACAACTTGTCGTGTTTGAGAATTGAGAAAAAACATTTAAGTGAACAATTAGAACAATTACAGGTTGCCATTTCCAAGCGAAAAGAAGAATTCGAGAACTTGACGTTGAAGAAAGAACAGCTTTCCAAAGCAATCGACATTTATGAAATGACACCGGAAGACAGAAGCAGGTTTAATACATATAGACTTGCGTTGAAGGAAGGAGAAGAATTTTGTGGTGGCCGAACAAACAACGACTTGATAAGCCAAATTGTACGTTCTGCGAGCAACGTTGCAACAGGCTTTACCGGCGGAGCGTTATATATACCGCCGGTAGAGCAAGATAAAACCGAAAGCAAAACTCAAAAAAAATCAAAACTGTAAGGTTTTAAAGGAGGAAAACAAAATGGCTGAGTTTGTCGAAGTTATGAAGCAGGCACTTCGAATGTGCAAAGACTTGACGTGCGTCAACTGCCCAGTGTGGCTTGAAAAGGAAGAGGTTTGTGGCTTCAAACTGCCCTTCAATCCGGATTTCGAGGAAGTCGAAAAGGACGTGATGGAATGGGCAGAAGAAAACCCCGAAAAGTCAGAACCGTTCAAATGGGTATATCCGAGCTGGGAAAAGGCATGGAAAAGTCTGTTCCCAGATGCGGTTTTCATCCCCTGCCCCTCAAAATGGTTTGGGAAGGCATATGCTCCACTTTTTGTTTGCGCAGAGGCAAACTGCGATTATTGCAAAACTTTCCAGATGCATCCCGAGATTGCGGATAAGCTGGATATTGCGCCGATATGGAAGAAGAGAAAGGAGACAAACAATGAGAACGCCTGAAGAGATCAAGAAAGCGTTGAGAATGACCAATAATAACGACGACACGTATTGCGATGACTGCCAGTATGCGAAAGAGTTTGCTTGTATTGTTCAACTCCAGCGTGACGCGCTTGAATACATTGAAGCTCTCGAAGCAAAGGTGCCGAAGTGGGTGCACAAGGAAGATGGTCGTCCAAAGTGCAATGAGAGCAAGAGGGTTCTGGTTTGCGACGAAGACGGATATGTGTATATCACAAAGTATTACCGTATTGGCCACTTTTTTGCAATGAATAGCTTAAACGAAGGCTTGGCTGTTTACTGGATGGAATTGCCCGAGCCGCCGAAGGAGGAAGAAGCAATGTTAACAGAGCAGTTCATCGCCAACAAATAGAAGCATGGAACAGGGGGAAATAATATGAATGATGATCTTATTAGCGTTTGCGAACTGTTGAACAAATTGATGAAACAACCAATAAACGAGGTATTGCCGGAATGGGAAGAACTATCAACGGAAACAAGGCTTGCTGTTGGAAAGGTTTATATACACATCAAAAATACGATTGAAGGCATGCCAAATCTGGATGCCGAACGTGTTGTGCGATGTGTACGTTGCAAGCATTGGCTTAATGGGAGCTATACTTGCTTCGTACATGAGCCAGACCGCGACGACTACTGTTCGCACGGAGTAGCTGTTGCGAAAAAGGAAACAACCACTGGTGAGGACATAAATGTCCCTACCAACGGAGGTGAAAAAGATGGACATGATCAGTGAAGGCATCAAAATATCGCTGAAGTGCTGTGTAAAAGACGATTGCAACAAATGTAATTATCTCTACTCGACGTGCTATCGTGGTTTGGCCAGAGACGCGCTGGAGCAAATCGAAGTGCTGGAAGCTATCATCAAGGACAAAGAGAAATCACCATAAATTAGCGTCGAAGAGATGTTGCCGATCATCGGCGAGAAGGTAGTTGTAAGCGATGGTGTGCACACGTGGGACTACGGACAGTATAAAGGCTTTTTTGAGGATAAGCATACGTGGGAGTGGAAATACATGAAACTCCGCACGGTACACTGGTGGATGCCGAAAGCGGGCGCACTGCCCGAGCCGCCGGAGGAGGAAGAAGCATGATTAAGATCGAAAACACGGAAGTTTATGGTTGGGAAGCAGCGATTCGCGGAATGCGAAATCCGAAGAACAGTTGGAGCAAGAGCGACAGTAAACCTTGCGAAGAGGCAGGATGCCCACAATGCGGTTACATGGAGAAGTGCGAAACCAACAGCTGTTATGACTGTGGAGACAACGACCTGAAGCTGATGAAGACGCTTTGTAAGGCCGGTTCCGACCATAGAAAGTTTCTGCGTATGGTAATGGTATACACGGACGTAACTGCGCCGTTGTATTGGTGGAAACAAGCAGACACTTATTATGTTGGCAAAGTGCAAAATTCGTGCTCGACGATGCACAAGATCGCGGATAAGGAATTTGTACTCGAAGATTTTAGCCATGAACACTTGGTCGATGAGTATTGGGAGAAGGGATGCGGTGGAGCTTGGGAGAGCGATTGGTTAGATGCTTTAACCGTCACGATTAAGTATCTTAATTACGCAAGACGGCGCTATTTGGAAGCAAAAGTCAAGCCCATGAAAGAGGAATCGAAACGCGCGGAAAACATGAAGAAGTATTGGTGGCAAATGGTTCAACTGCTCCCCAGTTCGTACAATCAACGCCGAACCGTGATGCTGAACTATGAGGTGCTGCGCAACCAGTATCACGCGCGAAAGAACCATAAGTTGGACGAATGGCACGATTACTGTCATTGGATTGAGACGTTGCCATACGCCAAAGAGCTAATCGTAGGGGAGGACGAAAACAAATGAGCTTGACTTTCAGCGAATACCAGCAGCTTGCCGCGCGTACAATCAATCAAAATCTGACGGATGAAAAGATGGAGTTACACGCGTTACACGAAATCGCTGGAGAAGTTGGTGAAATCCATTCGCTTTACCAAAAGGTATATCAAGGGCACGAGCTGGACACCGTGGAGCTGTGTCTTGAAGTAGGTGACTTGCTATGGGGGATTGCTGAGCTGTGTACGGTACGCGGCTGGGACATGGGTGTAGTCGCCGAGCGCAACATTCTCAAGCTCAAAAAGCGTTACCCGGACGGATTCGACACCGAACGGTCGGTACATAGGGAGGACTAACATGAACCGCGAACAAAGGAGAAAGGCCAAGAAGCAAGCGCCGCGCAAGACACCGGCGTACCGGCGCATGACCATTGAAGAGCGCAAGGACGCGCTGGTGAAAAACGGTATCACGCCCGACGACCTGCAGAAAGCGTTCGACAAGGGCTGGAAGGAAGGTTTCAATTGCGCCACGTCGCCCGTGCTGAAGACCATCTACGCCGCCGCATGCCTAACCCTGCACAGCCTTGAGGGCTACGGACGCGCACGGTGCAAACGCTTCCTGCAAACGCTGGATGCATGCGTGATTGACACGCTGACCAGCACGGAGGCAGTTGAAAAGGTTTGGGACGAAATTGGACTGGAGCTGGACTTCAAGGAATCATTTGACAGGATACAGGAGGTTGAAAACCATGAGTGAAATCAAAGCGCCGCTGAAAGCAATCCGCGCAAAGTGCCTTGACTGCTGTTGCGGACAGGCCAACGAAGTGAAGCTGTGCCCGTCTACTCAGTGCCCGTTGCACGCGTTCCGAAACGGCAAAAATCCGTACAGGACGAAGAAAGAGCTAACGCCGGAAGAAAAAGAAGCTTTGGCCACGAGATTGAAGAATGCGCGGGAAAAGCAGAAGGAGCGAGCATGAACCAGATTTTCATCGGCATTGACCCCGGCAAAAGTGGCGGTGTGGCATGGATTGAAATGTGCGAAGGCGAAATCGCGGTAAACACAATGTCAATGGAAGAAGTCAATCTGCCGTTGCTGTTCAGAAGAATCGTTGATGACGAGCACATGTATGCCATCATGGCATGCGTTGAAAAGGTGAGCGCTATGCCCGGACAGGGCGTGACCTCTATGTTTCATTTCGGCGAGGGATTCGGCTACATTCAGGGCGTGTTGGATGCAAATCATATCCCGTACCAGCTTGTGCCGCCCAAAAAGTGGAAAAAGGAATTCAGCCTCGGTTCTGACAAAGCGGCCAGCATTCGCACCTGCAAAAGCCTTTTCCCGGACGTTTCTCTGCGACGCACGCCACGATGTTCGAAAGACAATGACGGCATGGCCGAAGCGCTTCTCATGGCGGAGTATGCGAGACGGAAATTTAAAGTGGAGGTGTGATAAATGGACTGGGTATCTTTCTTCGGAGGCATGGGCGTTCTGTTGATCATCGAAAAGCTGGTCAACAAGATCATGGACTATCGACGCGACAGGCTGATTGCAATGGTCGTCGCGGGGATGGAGGTGGACGATGCGCCGGAAAGCGAAGACGAATAGCCGGGCGGAAACGATCCTGCTTGATGCGTTTTACGCTGAAGGGCATATCGCGCGCTGCCGCGAGCGAATACAGGCGCTGGAAGATCGCCGGACGAGCATCACGCGCATGTACGGCGGCGAGACCGTCCAGACCTCCGCACGCCCGGACAAGCTGCTTGAATCCATTGCGCAGATCGACGAAATGAAGGCGAAAATGGACAGGCTGCTGAACAGCGAGCTGGAAAAGGAGCTGCGCGCGGAACGCCTGATCAACCTTCTTGACTACGACGAGGAGAGGGAGGTGCTTCGCCGCCTGTACCTCTCTCACGAATCGGTCAATGAAATCGCATATCACCTCAACTACGTCATCCAGACCGTCTACAACATGAAGTCGCTTGCGGTCAAAAAGCTGGAAGCAAAGCTTATGGAAGTGGGCGATGTGTAGTGTCGGCGTATGACGAGTATCCGCAGTTTGACGGCCTCTCATCCTCTGAAATGTTGCGTCTCATCATCGAGGCGCGGCTTTCGCGGACGGACATTCAGATCGCCGCGTCCCGGATGGTCTGGGGCATGGAGTATGCGGACATTGGCGCGGCGGTCGGCATGGACAGAAGCGCGGTTTCCAAGCGCCTACATGGGCAGATCGTGCCGCGCATAGAAAAAATCATGGAACGTATTGACAAGGGGCGGGAAGTGGTGTAGAATATACGTGTGTATAGACAATACGTGTTTCGCATGATAGGGGAAAGCTCAAGATTTTCATCTTGGGCTTTTCTTCTTTCCGATCGGATGTAAAAATATTATTTTTCCCGCCAACGCCGCGCGCTTTCCCGCACCGTTCCTCTCCGCCTGTCATAATTTTAATCGAGGTTGCAACCTACATCATATGACACGGAGGTACAAACTATGGAATGGACTGCTGGACGTGGTACTCAGGCGCTGGGTATCATCGGCACTGTGCTGGGTGGGCTGGCTGTGGCCGGTGCTCCGCTGGTTAAAGGCATTAGCGACAAGATGAACGGCGAAGAGAAGGCATCTGTCAACTATATCAGCCGTTACGAAGCCGCTCAGGCCGCGCGAATCGCCGAGCTGGAAACGGAAGTCAAGCTCCGCGACGCGAACACCTACACCGACCAGAAGATGCTTGAAGTCTACAAGTACTTTGACGGCAAGCTGGACGGCGTGAACCGTCGCCTGTGCGAGCAGGACGTGTGGAACGCCACGCAGACCGCCACCATCGGCTGCATGGCGCAGCAGATCGCGGCTCTCAACGGCATGACCAAGATGGTCATCCCGAAGACCAACATCTGCCCGGAGCCGATGGACAGGTATAACAGCTTCGTCGTACCGACCACGGGCACCGCTACTACTGCGGCCTGAGCACAACCGACGCGGCGGGGCAGCGATGCCCCGTCGCCTTTGAAAGGCAGGGACACACATGGCGACCGCAACCGCAAACGACATCAAGACCGGCGTGGGCAACTGGCTGCAAAGCAGGATCATGCCGCGGCTGGACAACAAGCGTCAATTTGTGCTGGGCGTGGTATACGGCATAGCCGCCGGGAAGATGGATACAATCATGACCAGCGCCGCGCAAAACAGCACGCTCAAGGCGCTGGGAATCATCCACGAGGATGGCACGGTTGATATTGACACTCTGTACGACGCGGCCTTTGCTCAGCTACAGGCGCAAGGCAAGCTGACGATGGATATTCCGTTCATGGGCAGCTTCACTTTCAACGCGGACGATTTACGTGATTTAAGACAGTGCATTGGAGGATGATACAATGATGAGAATCAAGCTGGTAAACGACGAAATGTATGGTAATGTTGCGGAGGCGAAAGAGAAGATTGAAAAGGCCTACGCATTAAAGGATTCCTGCCCGGAAGCGGCGGAATGGTTCCGCGACATGGCAGATGCGCACATACGTTTCAACGACGAGGGGCACGCCGTCGTCGAACGGATGATCGAAAAGTACAAGTCTACGGAGGCATACCGCTCGAATCCGGAATACGCAAGGGGCATGACGGATGCGTGGAAGGCCATACACGCGGAAATGCGCGCGCAGTCTGCAAGGGTTGCCGCGATGATCAATCAGTACAAATAAAAAAAGCCGCTCAGGGAATCAATCCCTAAGCGGCTTTTTTCATTATTCAGTTGTGCGGTTCTCGAAATACCAATCCACGGCAGCTTGCTGTGCTTTCTTGTGAATGCCGACCAGTATCTTCTTTTGGTCTTCAATCGGCAGCTCTTCAAGCGCGTTGGCCTCCTCATTAAAGAGCGTTTCATACTCTTCAATGTACGCCGCGTCGAAGCCGGGCCTGTCTTCTTCTGACACTTCATACGGCTTCTTTTCGGAAGACGTAGACTTGTATCGCGGATTTGGATACGTCTGCGTAGAGCCGGTTCCAGTTTCGCTCTTCAGCTCGGTGGCCAGATCATAGCCATACTCAAACATCGGCTGCACATCGTCAACGCCATAGCCAAACTTGCGCGAAAGCTTCTGCGGAACCGTATACGGGCTAATGACTGCCTGACGGCCAACCAGACGCGTAAGGAAGGATACATCTGCGCAATAACGATCGTACCATTCATTCAGCTCGTCGTTGGCAGCTTCCTGTGCGCGCACAATTTCCTTCTGCTTCGCGACCACCAGCGTTTCCTTCTCGGAGGCGCTCAGTGTCTCGTTCGCGTTGATTGAATTGATTTCGCCGTAAATTTGAGCGACCGCCTGATCGGTGCGCTTAATTAATCCGTTCTGAAAGTCAAGCGCCTGCTCATAGGCTTCTGCCGCCTCTGCCGATGTCAAGCCGGGCTTTAGCTGTCCGCCGATTAGGCCAGCATTGCCGTCGTTGATCGTCGTTTCAATGATCGTCGACAGCTCATCATACGTACCGCGAACCTTATTCGTATACGCCGGTTCGAGCGTCAGCGAATTGCGCCACGTCGTCCAAAATGCGCGCAGCGGATTCAGGTTGCTGTTGGCATCCGGGGAAAGCATCGGAATGAGGAACTGCCCGATAACGCCGGTGTTCTGCTGAAACAGGTATTTCAGCATGATAGGCGAGGCGAACTTGCCATGAGCGCCCATGGCGCTCAGTCGTTGCGCCAGCAAGTTGAAAAACTCCGGCATATTGGTGTTCGTTCGGTTGACTTCGCTCAGCTTCTGCTTATAGTCAGACTCCATTTGTGTACCGTACCACGTCTGATTCAGCAGGACGTCAATAAACGAGCTGAAAATCGACGTGTCCGGAATCTGGTCTAAGATAATGTCATAGGCCGTTTTAAGCAGGTCAACCGAAAACTCATCCTGATACTCTTCGCCCAGCGTTCCGGCGGCAAGGTTGCGTCCGAACGCGAACATGCCCTTCGAAAGCGCGTCCTGTGCAAGCGGCAGGCGAACGAAACCGCGCGCGACATCGTTGTCAATCCAATGAAGCGGGAACAGGAAGAAGTCGTTCTTCGTGCTGTCAAGCAGCCAAGAGTATCCTTCCTTGTCGTCGTCGTCGCCGAACACGCCAACCATCAGCACCTGCAATACGCCCATCAGCGCATTGTTTATCGTCGTTTTGGCGAGACGCGTGCCCAGTCTGCTACGTTCGCCGCTGGAGAACATGCGCACCTGCTGATCAATGCCTTGCACCGTCGCGTTGAAAAACGGAATGGCCGCAGACAGGAAGGAACCAACGCCGCCCAAGCCTCTGCGCTGGAAATCAACCGTCGCTTCCTGCGCGTTCATGAATGCGCGCTTCCTGCCTTCAAGCGTTTTCGTTTCCTGTTTGCCAAAGCGATACTCGATCAGGCGGGAGTTCATCTCGATGATGTTGTTCAAGTCCTCCCACGTCATGGCTTTCCACACAATCGATTTCGCCGTTTCAAACGCCGTCGGGTTCTGGCCAAGCAGCTCTTTCCGCAGTCCCTTCACGCTCTTGTAATCGCGCGTGTTGTACCGCTCTGATTCGCCGCCGCCCAGCGCACGGTACTGCGCATACGCTTCATCCGTTTTCAATCCGCGCTGTTCTTTGATGTAGTTATCGGCTGTGTAGGCGAAATTCTCCATCCATTTCGCAACGCCGCTACCGTAGTTGCTTGCCCACGAACCCCAGTTAATAGAGTGCTGCATATCGCGGATTGCGTTTTTCACGGAAAACATCGGGTTGATGCCGGTGGTCAGACGCGCAAACGTATTCGTGACGCGCTTCAACCCTCTTGCAAACGTGTTCAGGTTGCGGCCATCTCTGCCAGACAGCAGATTATATAGCGACGGGTCGGTGATTTCGTATCGTACAATCGCGCCGTTTTCCAGATACACCGTCAGATTCTGTCCGTCTGAGCCTTTCTTCCTCGTCATTTTCGCCATGTTGTCGAAAACGTCGGCCGGATTAAAGCCATTGGACAGATCAAGATACGCCTGTATATCTTGCGACCATTTCTTATACTCGTCAACGCCGGATACAGGTACGTATTTGGCAATTGCGCTCATGCTCGAGTTCGTCTGGTACAACTGGTGGAAGGTTCTGGCAACGCGATTCTGCTGTGCGCGGTTTACGATGCTCTGAATGTATTCAACATACGTGTCGAGCGGGTTAATGACATCTCTGCCGCTACCCTTTGAGCGCTTTACCGTGCCGTCCGTTCCTTCTTTCCCGAATCGGAAATGCGGAACGTAGTTCGCATACTTCGTCTGCCATACAGCAAACTCTTCCTGCGGCATGAAACCTTCTTTGACGTACCAGTCCTGCATGAACTGCGTCCACCATGCGCGAATCGACTTCGCCATGTTTTCAACGCCGGGAATCTGCTGTTCAATCTCTGCCATTTCGATTTCTTCTTGATACAGCGTCTTTTCCGGGAAGATATAGATAGGCGCTTCTACGACTTCGATTTCGCCCGTCATTTTGTTGCGTTGAGTGCGCGTATTTTTCCGTGTCTCCTGCTCATGCTGTAGCAACATGTAGGTGAAAACCTTCAGCTGATTCTCCGTCGTTACGCCGGTTTTCTGAAGCACGTCAGCAAAGCTATCGCCGCCGCGGCTGCCGTCCGGGTGCACATATTCGCGCGTGAGGATGGAGTCAGACATGCGTTTCGCATAGGGCAGATAACGCGCGGCAAGCGACAGCGCATCCGTGCCGGTTATCCGATCAACCGTGTTGGCGGCAAACGGCGCGTTCACGTTGTTAATGTAAAAGTCGCGAATCAATCTTCGCATAGACTTTTTCCCTGCGCGCTCTTCATATCGATCACGCACGCGGTTCATCGTCTGCTGCACGTCGGACAGGCTGGAGTACATGATGATTTGCGCACGCGCATCTTCGATGGCCTTAAACATCTTCTCGTTTACAAGGCTTCTCAAATTCGAGCGGAACATTGGGTTAACATCATCGGTTGCGTGCGTCATGTATTCTGCGAATTCCCTGAAAAAGTCAAAGCGCGTAATGCCTCGCAGCTTGAATTTATCGCCTATCGCATCATACACATACTGTCCAATGCCAAACAGACCAACTCTCAAATTGGAAAGGCTGTTTTCGTCAACAACAATCGCCCTCGCCGCTTGATCATAGTATCCCATGATCACGTCGTCTTTGATGTCGGCCGTGTAGATTTGCGTGCCCAGATTCGCCGCCAGCGTCTTCAAGATACGCACGGGGTTCACCTGCTCAAACGACGTGCGCGTGTCACGACTGCCAAACAGGCTACTGAGCTTCTTGCCGTACAAGTCCTGCAACAGATCAGCCGCATGGTTGTCACGCGCAAAACTAATGAGCGCGTCTAAGCGCTCATCTTCATCAAATCGGACGGAGTATTGCGGGTTTAGATTTTCCCCTCCCTGCGCAGTTTCAACCGTTCCTCGTCCTCCTTCAAGTACGCCTCCCGTTCCTCCTGCGGCAAGGTTTGAAGATACTTCTCCCGTTCCTCCCTGTCCTTCCAGCCCTGCACGATTGCCTGTAACATCATTTCCTTCATTTTGCCCTCGTACTTCATTTTGCTGTCCCCTTCCTGCAATCTGCATGATTTCGTCGTACGCGGCATCGATTGCTTTGCTCTTGCTTATCTTCGATTCTGCCAGCTCAGTCGCGTATTTGTCCAGTACATCGCGCACCTGCCTGCCAGTATCCGTGCTCAGGTGATAGCTTTCAAGCAACTGCAATGCGGCCTGTACCGTCTGCGCATGCGCTTTGTTGGCTTTCGCGTCCAGTACATTTTGCCCCACTTTTCCAACTTTGTCAACCGTTTTGGCCTTCGAAAGTGAGGAAAATTGTCCGGCTTCTTTCGTCATGCGGTTTTTAAGGCCACTCGCAATCTGCGCACGTTCGGCAAGGTTCGTGTTGATTTGCTGGAAAAGCGCGTCATCAAACGCCAACTGTTCACCTTCGCGCTCGACAGGAACGGCGCGCTGAATGTCCTCTGCAAGATACCGCTGTTCCTGCTGTGTCAGATTCTTGCCGTGCATCTCTTTCAGGAAAGTGTTCTGCCGCGCAACGTCGTCCGCGAACATTTCACCCATAAGGGCGCCGGTATATACGGGAATCTCGCCATTCACAACACGATTGAACGCGTCCTCGCTCAGGTTCGCAATGTTCATACCCTGCTCGACGATGGTTTCGTTCGTGCTCAAACCATACTCTGCCAGCTCTTCGCGCGTGAATTCCGCGTCTCTGAACAGCTTTGCCGCGTCAATCGACGTGCCGCGTCCCTGTGAAAGGTTGCGTAAGGCAGCATACACACGTACATCAGCAGGCGTAAATCCGTCAGCTTCCTTCAGGATAACCGCCGATACTTCCTGCACGCCGTTACGCTTTGCCAAATCAAGCCTATGGTGGCCGTCAGCGACGTACAACGTGCCGTCAAGGCGCTGGTGCAGGATAAGCGGCTGTGACAAACCGGGCTTATAATCGCCCGTGAGCGGCTTTGTAACGCCTCTTTCATCAACGTCGCCCTTAAACCGATACGTATCCGGGTCAACGTTAATGTCTTCAACCTTCACGGTTTCGGCCGTCGCATCCGACGATAACAGCTTCGATACGCGCTCCTTCGTCGTAGTCGGCACTTCGGGCGCAAGCTTTCCGTCAACCGGCGTATCGAGCGTAGCTTTCCTTTGCTCTTCCTGCGCCGCGCGTTCTTTCTCGGCCTGTGCTTTGGCTTCCTGTTTTTCTTCGGCAATCACGCTCCACATAGCACGGCTTCCCGCATTGCGGTTCGATACGTAGTCGGCGTTTTCCGTCGTGCGTTCAATGGGGGATTTCATGGCGTATGCCATTTCAAGCCCCTCTGCTTCAATCGCATTCGCAAGCGCACGCTGTTGCTCCGTCACACCACTGAAATCAACATGCCAGCTACCGTCCTTGTAATAAAAGGTGGGCATGGTTGACGCGTTCTGCCCTTCAAATACCACGTTGTCAACGTCCGGGTTTTTCAACGCTTCAATGTATTCGGAAACGCTGTTTGCTTTCACTTGATAATCAATGTATCCCCACCAACGCTGTGCCACCTCTGGGTTATTGGTGAAAATTCTTGTAGTTGCAAAGGGAATGCTATCATTTCCCAAAAGCTTTATAATGCGATTGGCACTCTGTGCATCGTTCACGTTTTCGATTGTGATTTGCTTTCCCTCGCGTTCCGACTTTCGAAAGTCGTACTTTCGCTTCGTGTAGAACTTCGGGTCGGAACCATCAACCGGTGCATAGGCTTTCGCGTCCGCTTTTGTATTTGCCGCTGCATAGTCTTCATCGTTCATTTGCGTTTGAGCCTCTTGCGCGGCCGTCGGTGTTTTAGTCTTTTCCTGCTCTACAGGCACATTGGTTGTTTCATTTTCTGCAACAACCTCTTCCTGCTGTACAGGCGTTTCCTGTTCTACAGCGACTTCTTCCTGCACGGGTGCATCCTGCCGCAGTACGTCTTCTGCCGTGAGCGTATCAACCGGCGCTTCTACGCGCTCGCCAACCTGCTGCATTCCAGCAACGTCAACACTTCCCGTTTGCTGTTCAAGGCCAGATGCGCGGCTGAGCGCCTCCGCAAACGTGTCACGCATTCTCGACAGCTCGCGATACGCACGCGCGGCTTCTTTGCCGCCATCGCGGGAAAGACGGATCCCCAGCGACTTCACAAGGTCGGAAATCTTCCTGAAAATCTTGCGCACAACGCCCTGATTTTGGGAGGCGATTCGATTAATCACATACGGGTCAGCCTTAAACAGCACCTGTCCAATCAAATCACCGAACAGCTCCTGCCTCTGCTTTTCGTCCGTGTCAAGCCGGAATCCCTCGTTGCCCGTCTCATCTGCCTGTTTATTGTAGCGGTTTTCAATCGCCTGCAAGTCACTCTGGATTTTATCAACGTCGCCGTTGTAATACCCCTCGAAAATCGCATCGCGAATTTCGGCATAGTCGGGCAGGCCTTCGAGGATGTGCGTCAGCTCGTGTCCAATCGTCGCGCGCATAGCGTCCATCATGGTAATGCCGTTGCTCAGGTGAATGGTCTTGCTGTTCTTGTCAACATAGCCCTGTGTTCCCGCGTCGCTGAACGTGTCAAACTGTAGCTTCCAGCCGGGAACGCTGTTCGCAAACTGCTTTCTAAGGCGCTCCTGTTGCGTGCCGATGTACTTCGAAAAGTTTTCGCCATACTTCAGGATTTTGCTTTTGATGGCATCCGGATTTCCGCGCGCACCTTCCTCTTCAAGAGATTCGGCAATCGCTTTCGACGCATCGTTCAAATATGCGTCAACCCTTTGCTGTTCCTCTTCCACACGCTTCTGCTTTTCGAGAATCTCTTCCTCGGCATGCTCCTGTCGCACACGCTGTTCCGCTGCCGCTTGCGCTTCATTGAACGCCTGTTGTTTAATCGCATCCAATTGCGCTTGCTTCTCGCTGGCGGTCGTCTGCGCCTTGTCGAGCAGCTCATTTTCCTTTTTCAGCGCATCAGCATGTTTGTCAAGCTCTGCCTGTGCGTCCTGCATGCTGGCAATCGTATCAGTGGACGGAATCTCTTCGTTCATCAGGATTTCGGCTTCCTGCTGTGCGCGCGCCTGTGCCGCGTCATATTCCTGCTGCGCTTCGCTCTGCTTTTGCTTCTGCTCTTTAACTGCCTTCTGAGCTTCCATCGCCTGCTGGCTCTCGGCGCTGTTCTTAATGCCGTCCAAGCTCTCCAAAAATCTGTTAAGCGTATACTCCTCAACCTTATTCTGGTCAACGATTCCCCGCCAACCTTCGGTTTCCACCTTCGTTCTGAGCGCTTCAAGATCAGCTTTCGCCGCTTCTACGCCAAGCTGAGCCTGTTCATACGTAATGGCCGTTTGCTTCTCGTATTTTTTCGCCCACCGTCCAAGTTGGCTATCGCCGATTGCGCCAGTTACAAGCGTCAGTATCGCGGAAACCGGTATCGCGTCGACGGTAGTTCCCCAAAACGCTTCAGGCGTATACGTTTCTCCGGGCAAAATTTCCGTATCCTTTGTCGCGATTGATACAACGGCATTTTGCCAAAGCGCTTCTCCACCTTCCTGCAAGCTTTCGGACAGAGTACTCAACGTAAATTCAGTTGCTTTACCACCGAACCATGCAAAATTCTTCCATGCGTTTGACGGATTCAGGCTTCCCTTTTTAATCCAGTCTCTTACCGCGTTTCGACCGTAGGAAGCAAAATTATCTTCGTCAACGCCCTTCATTGCACCGCTTTCAAGCTTATCAAACATGAAGGATTCCATAGCCGTGATTCCAGCGCCGTACAATACAGACCACGCCGCCGCCTTGTCGTGCGAAAGCCCAAACTTATCTTCGAGCAGTCGACCGAAGGTTGCACCCTCAGTAACGCCATAAGCGACACCGGAAGCCGCAAACGACGCGGCTGCGCCGCCGCCAGTCACCGCCGTCAGTCCTGTAACAACAGCCATTCGCGCAATATTATCAACTGCGCTAACCATTGTGTCATATCCGTCCAAATATCCCGGCGCATACTTTGCAACGTCATCGCGGTTTCCCTGCAAATACTTCTCGCGAGATTCGATATACTTCAGTATGTCTTCTCTCGATACATCGTATCCAAAATCGTAAATGTCACCGGAGTATGCCGCGATTCCCAGCTCTTCGTCGCCGTACAACTTCGTTCGCAATGCTTTTCTGCGATTCTCGTCAGGGATAACGCCGCTTTCGTCGCCAACGGCATTTTCGATCATGGCACGATATTCTGCGCGGGTCATGTTTGACCGTACATAAGCTTCAATGTCACTCTGCGTGTTCGTATAAAAGTAATAATCAATAGCGTCTGCAAAGCTCAAGGGAACCGAAACAAGGCCGCTTTTAGTAGCCTTCCACGCAGTCTTCGCAGGAGCCTCAATAATTCCCCATCGTTCCTCTTCAGACACTGGTTCTACGCTGCTCGGCTCGTTCGCAGCACTCGTTTTATAGCGTTCGGAATCCTCCGTCATTATCTGGCCAACGCTGTTGCGGGCAATTTCAATTGCATCAAGCACGTCATACGTTTCTCCATCGTGCTCTACCGTAGACTTTCCTTTGCTGCTGGCTTGCATAGCGTTCTGGTACAGCTCGTTGAATTCCTCCACGGCAGAATTGTATTCGTCGATCTTTTCATCTGCTGCCGCTTCTGCGCGTTTCTGCGCACGCGCTTCAAGCTCAGGATAACGCTCATAAAACTCGGTGAGATTCTTGAAGCCAAGATATCTTGCCGCGCGCATATCCTCGTTGTACACGCTCATTGCCGCCTGCTGTACATTGCCGGAAACAATACTCGCTGAACCGGTTCCGAATTCCATCCAAGATGATACAGCCGTCTTCTTGCTATAATCCTCCTCATAGCTGTATCCGTTTTCGTGCAAAAGCTCCTGCACATAGTCGTTCACTTCAATCGACGCATCCGCGTATACAATATCCTTCGAGAAGTCTACATTGAAGGTGTTGATTTGCCGCATAAGCCGCGTATCATCGTCTGAAGCATTACCGTTCCACGTGTTCGCCTGCGCTGCGGAGTATTGCGCGACAAACTCGTCCTGTACCTTCTGCTGATACACTTCCATCTCGGCGCGATTCTTCTCCAGCGTTTCATCCAACACGCCGATTGTGCTATCATATGCCGCTTTATCACTTTGCAGATACTCTTCCAGCGTCAGGCCAGCGGCTTTCGCCTTTTCCTTTGCTTCGGCAACGCCAATCAGGAACGCGGCATTATCTTCGGGAGTAAGTACGCCGTCCTCAACACCAACGTCCGCTCGCTGAATTGCATTTGCGACATCCTCGCCAACACCTGTGCTGGTAAACGTGTCATTCCAAAAGGTTTGAGTCAGCGTGTTTTGACGCGAATCATAATACACCTTTTCGGTTTCGTCGTAGTGCTGTTTCTCATAATACTGTCTGCCGCCAAACAGCTCTTTATTCGAGCTGATAAAGCTTCGCGCTTCCTCGGACAGGTTTTCCATCGGAGTGCCGTTCTTATACGCCGCAATTTCGTCCTCAAGGTTCGACATGGCAGTGTTCTGTTCAACCGCGCTCTTGCCAGCCAGCGATTCCTTGAACGCAATCACGCTGAAGGGAGCCGTAGACGTAGAGCCTGATACCGACTTTCTAGCCGGTTTTTCAGTCGCTTTCGGCTCTTCCTTCGCGCTCGGAGCTTCGGTTGCGCGCTTTTCTTCACTCGCCTGTACCTTTTCCGTAGGCTGTTTTGGCGCCTTCGTAGGCTGTACGCTTTCCGTTTCAGTGGTTACACCTGCCGCCGCTCGCAACGCGTTCACCTCGGTTGGCGTTACATTCGTGTCCGCCTCAGCGTCTTCAACTTCCTCCGTCTGCCGCGTCTGTTCCATTTCGCGCGTCTGCGCTTCAAAAATTGGCATGGAGAAATCCACCGAATAGCCCAGCTCAAGCGCCGCGCCGCGCCTGCGCTTGTTTTCCATGCTCGCAAGCGTCGGATAGTCTTCGGCAAACGTGCCGTCTTCCATTCGACGCGTAATCATGGCTACAACTTCATCCGCGCTCTTGCCTTTAAGCTGTGCGTTGCGCCATCTGTTCAGCTTCTCCAGCTCTTGTGCCGCTTTATCAGCCGTTTCAACCGCCGTCGCAATCTTCTGGTAGTCCTTCTGCGCCGTGCTGTCTCCGTTCAGCAGCTTGCTTTTGTGCGTTTCCAGCCACTTGCTGTCAAATGCGGACGTGTGGTACTTCGAACCCAGCTCAAACAACGTCGTAGCTTGACTGTAAGGCGCAAAGTATTCGCTCGACGGGTCAAGAGAAGCATACGACTTCGAATTCGGCTTGTATACATTTCCAACCCCATCATTGGACCCAATGAGCGCCATAACGTACGAGTCATCGCCTTTGAGCTGATAGTCATTCCGCGCCGCCCAGATATATGCCGGGAGATAATCCTGCGAATAGTTCACGCGCCGGTTCAGCGTCAATGGCGTATTCGTTCGCTTGCCCTCGTCCATCTTGGACAGCGTAGGATACTTCGACATGTCAATCTTCCTTGAAATATCGTTGTCGCTATATCCCTGCTGTACCATCATCCACACGTCATTCTGAAGCGACTGAAGCTCACTCTCCGCCTTCTGCGTAATGGCTTCGTCATCCTCCAGCATAGCAATGTAATACGCCAACTGCTGATTCGCGTCCTTCGTGTTGCTCGCAATGCTGCCGCCGTAGTTGTAGCTGATCCTGCTGTAGTCAACGTTCTTCTTCAGATCGTTGATCGCGCTCTGCGTGATGCCGTTCGACAGGTCGATGTTGTAGTACTTCTTCAGGTTATCAACGATGTTGTAGTTCGTCGCGCGGGTATATGGGTTGTAGTACGGCATGCTTGGGTCGGCAATCGCAGCGTTGAGCGTATTCCGGAAATTGATCGCGTCCATGCCCTGCTGCTGCTTTTTCACAGCGTCCGTTTCAGTCTCATACGCCTTGAACATGTTGTTCAGGTGGGAGTAGGCTTCTCCGATGGACATGTATGTATCCGAGGTTGACGACTGCACAAAATCTGCATTTCTGACAAATTCTTCTTTGTTATTGGAATCAATAAAACCCCTCAGCATATTGCCACCTCATCAATACTTTTGCGATATTTTGCCGTTGTCATATATAACTCCATCTTTCTTTATATAAGAACGGCTGTTGTACGTATGACCGTATCTGTTTTTAAGGCTATTGAGACCGCTCTTGTATTCAACCGACGTCTGATTGTTTTTGTCTTTGAACAACTTCGGATATGCGGTTGCAATATGTCTCGGCATATTTTTTTCGCTTAGCGATAAAAGCAATCTTTTGTCATACGGCACTGGATCACCGGGAATTTGGGGTTTTTCATCGGGCGTTTTAGTTTTTCCGCCGCCGCCAGAACCGCCCATGTTATAAAGCTGAAGCAAAAGCTGGTTCCGATACTGATCATCCGCGAGCTTCCTGTCCCTGTCCTTGTCGCGCAGGTCGGCAATCGCGTTCGCGATGCTCGACTCATAATTGCTCTGAAGCTGCTGCTGCCCCTCCAGACCGGCGTTTCTTGCAAGTCCCTGCTGTGCCGCCACGTAGCTGGATCGCTGCATACCGGTGCTCAGAGAATCCCTGCGCGCCGCAAGAATGTTCTGCTCTGTCTGCCTGCGCAGCGCCTTGAGGTCGTTCTCAAACTGCTGCTTATACATGTCCTCCGCCTGCGAACGAATCTCTTCGTCCGTTTTGGGCGCGTAGCTTTCCTTTGCGCTGGCTTCCAATGCCTTTTTGATTTCTGCTTGCGTCATATCCCATACCCCCCCTTACTCGAACCAAATCTGGTAGATGACCGCATTCGCGGCGGCTGTGCCGTTCTTCATGTTCGCCTTCGCGTTCACGATGCACTTCAGATTCGCAGCTGATTTCACCGCGTCCGTCAGCGTGATTTCGTACACCGTCTCCGCCATTGTCAGCGTCTTATCGCCGCTCAGTTGCCCGCCATTGCTCGTAGAATACGAGTTCGACGCGCTGGACGGCAACAGTCCAAATTTAAGCAGCGTGTTCGTCGCGCTGGTCTTCTTCGCCAGCACCTTCAGCTTCGTCGCGCCGGTCGGAATTGTCACTGCCGCCGATGTGCATACATGCGCGTTGTACGGGAGACTGGTCGTACCCGTCAGCGCCGGTATGTTGATGCGCATGGTATTCGTTTCCAGAATGCCTTTCGCATTGCCCGTGTAATTCGGGCGCGTAAACCCATTGCTCACAAACGTATAACCCTCGACTGCTCCTTTGTCGTACAAATACGTCTGCGCGCCCGGCTCCGGCTTCTCCGTCCCCGCGTACAGCCCCGTCACATAGCTGCACGCCAGCGAAATGTACGTCGAATTGGCCAGCGACGCACCGGTTGTGTTCCTGAACTGCACGTTGCCGTTGGTGTTGACCGTCAGTCTCAGTGCGCCAGCGTCGGACATGATCGGCACGACGACGCGGTACTCCGGCCTGTACTTCTCCGCCAGCGTGGCAATGGTCAGCACGCCATTGTTGGCCAGCGCTCCCGCCAGCCTGCCAGCGCCGCGCAGAAACACGACGCCGTCGATCATCGTCACGCCGAACGGATCTGCGTCGCCCCAGTTCACAAAGTTCTCCGTGGCAAACGTCTCCCACACGATCTTCGGTTCTTCCGAAGCCGCATCGTCACCCTTGTTTCCGGCCTCCGACACGCTCACGATCTCCTGATTCACGCTGTTCAGCACGTCCATCAGCCGCAGATAAAACAGTCGTTCGCCCGTGTCGCGCCACTCCTGTGGCATATCAGGCAACATTACAGACTTCATCGCACATCACCTCAATCGTAGTCCAATTCCAGATTCACCGTAATGTTTCCGAGGATTCGCCACGGAGACGGCTGCGCCGCCGCCGACAGCTCAAGCCGAAAATAGCGCCCATTGTTGTTGATATGCACGCGCTTCGGCTTCCCGCTCGTAAGTACAACCTGCTTCGTCTTCAGCTTCTTTTCCGTCCTTATGCCCACGGTGATGGGCATGGTAGTCGGCGTGTTCTCATCCGGCGCGGGCGACCTGTCCAGCCGAAGGTAAATGTCAAACCCGCCCTTGATCACGTTGGACGCGGAGAGATTCTGGTATCCGGATTCGTAGTAGAAGGGAAGGGCGGTGATCGCCGCGCCGTACTCGTCAATCTTCCGGCGCGTGACAATCGCGCCGTTATCCGTCAGGAACATCGCGTTCGTCTCATCCGTCACGCCGTGAAGCAGCTCAACCAGGTCACCGCCTTCTTCGATGCTGTTCAAAGCGTGATTGGTCGTCTGCCGGACGTTGATTTCGCCCGTGATCGTGTTGTACTCCACCAGCACATGGAGTACGCCTTCACCCTGCACAAATTGCTGATAGTACGAATGTTCGAGATATACGCAATAGATATGCTTGTCCATTACGGCGAAATCGTCCAGGTGTACGGATGAATAGTACGCGCCGCCGCCGTCGGGAGACGTGATGGACGATATGAACCCTTCCGCTATCGTCTCAACCTCATAGCCGTTATATCGCAGAATGTCGTCGTTGCCCATCACGTACATATACGAACCGTACACGACCGCCGTGTTCGGAATCAGCTCCTGATCGCCGTACTGCTGCGCAAAGGAATAGTTGGACGGATTCGTGCCGGTTACGCGCCAGATGCCGTTCGACTTGATCGCCAGAAGCGACGTGCCAAACCGCTTCAGCATCACAAACTCGTCGCCGTTGAAGTTCGGCTGTTGAATATCACCCGCGCCGTCTGCCGGAGACGCGTCAAACTGATCCCAGTTAAACGGGTCTTTGGGCGCGGAATACATCAGCTTGTCCGGGTCGGTCTCGATCATCGTTCCCCACAGACGATCATTGTACAATTCAACCGCGCCGAATCTGATCTCGTTATCCGTATTCTCCGGCTGCACATGCACCTTTACCAGCGTCAACGCATCAGAATCCAGCGGCGCATACAGGCACGCAAGCCCAAACTTCTGGTTCGCGATAAAAAGCCCGTCCACCGGCGCGTCGAAGGCCTTGCGCACGCTGTCGGTTGCGCCCAGTTCCTTTGCTTCGCCGTCCTTGTTATCGTATACGGCCTTCCCGTTCTCGACGCGTAAACGGCGGTATTCATACGCCGGAAGCTCGAAATAGTAGTACTCCGCGCCGCCCGCAATCGCCGTCACAATCGCGTCCGTGAGCGTCTCGGGCGGGGCATAGTTGATTTCGTAGGCGACACAGGAGCACTTCTGCTGAAGATGCGTATTCCCGTCGATCAGCGGCGCGTTTGTGTTAGCGCACGTCCAGCCGCCCGTCGGAATACCGTCCAAACGGAACAGCTTATACCATACATATCCCGCGCCGTCGATGAACACCAGATACGCCTTGCTGCTGTCTGAAATAACTGAACCGGAGACTTCGAACCGCTTATACAGCGTAGCAATCGTTCCGGAGCCCTGAAGCGTATCGCCTACGCTGTTGCTCGTGTTGACGTTCGTGTTCTGCGTCGGGTTGAAGAACGGTATCAGCGGATTCATCGACATGATCTCGCCCTTATACGTGATAAATCCGTACCCGTCATGCGCATAGGACAGGCTCAGATTATGCCCGCTGCCCGCCTGACAAATGCCCCTGAAGTCGCCAAAGGTCAACTGCTTCTCATAGCTGTTGCTGCTCATCTTCGCACCGTCCTCATATCAACGTACAAATTCTTCTGGTAGCACGGCTCGTCCTCGCGCGAACGCGCACGCTGAAGCATGAGCTGAAACATCTGCCAGAACGCCATGCCGCGATTCTGCTTCAGCGCATTGCCGTTGCGATAGATCATATACGACGCGTAGTCGGCCAGCGCCGGATGCAGCCAGTCGGGGAGAGCGGGTGTGTCTGACGCAAGCGCAAGCGTGGGATACTCGTCCGTGCCTACGTGCTTTTTGTCATACGCCATCGTCAGCAGGTCGTATCCCTCATTGATATACCCCTCGATATAGGGCTGAAAGTCGCCCAGATCATCCGCGTCGTTGTTCGTCTGAAACAGCACGCGGTTTCGGATTTCGGTCAGCGTCATACACACCCCTCCTTATCAGCAGAGAATCCTTTCGTTGCGATAGCGCTCGCTATTGCTCAGCACATCATACACTTCCCACGGCACGGCAACCGGCTCATTGCACCGTATCTGATACGTTTTGCCATTCACCGTAACCGTCTCGCAGGGATTCTTCAACACGTCGCCGTCTTCGCCGATCAGGTTCGCGGGCGCATGCAGAGTGATCATAATGTCCGCTTCACGCCGCACTTCATCCAGCGTCTTGACGGGGGTCTCTTTTACCGCGGTATTCGCCATACTATTTCCTCCTCATACAGAAAAAGGGCGGGAGCTTCAAGCCCCCGCCCGACGTCGTTATTGCAAAAAAATTAAGCACTCACAGAGTGCTCAATGCGCACGCCGTACGCGTTCTGAAGAATGCAGGCCGTGAAGCCGTCCACCTTCCACGCAATCGTGCCGCGCTGGTTAAGCGGGTCTTCCGCGCCGGACGAACCGGGCTCCTTGACGATCGCGCGAATATTCTCACCACGGCCGCCCAGAGAGATGATGCCGCAGTAGTCCATGCCGTACACGATCGTGGAGTACACGTCCGCGCTGGACGCGCCGCCCGCCTGCGAATACACCTTGTCGCCGGACGCATACGCCCAGTCGGCGGTGGTATCCACATACCGCAGCGTCATGACCAGATTCGTGCCGTCGTCCTCGCACTTATCGATCAGCGCGTCCATGTACGCCGTAGCGGACGCGTCATAGATACGCACCTTCTGACCGGCCATGCGGCGGCAGAAATGCGCGTAGTCGGCAGTCGTACCGGACGCATACGCGGTCGCACGCGCGACGGAGATGTAGCCCGTCTTCTTGGCCACGCTCCACATGCCCGCAGCCAGCGCGAGATTGGAAACGCCCGTGCCGGAGTCGGTGTACAGGTACTGCGTCGGATGGAAAATCTTCGAGCGCGTGGTCTCGTAGAACTTGATGCCGGCAATGCAGCCCAGCTCGTACTTCTCGATCTTCTGCTTGTCCTGATACTTCGCAATGTCAACCCACTGCGTCATTTCAGTCAGGTCGTACTTGGTTTCGGGGCCGACAACCGCATGGAAGAAGCCGTCGGAGAAGCGCTTCGCGCCATTCTTTTCCAGCGCACGCACGGCCTTCTTCAGGTGGGTGTAGGTCAGCGTGTCGGTATTCGCCGCAATGTCGCTTCGGGAGGTGTTTACGCCGCCGTTCGCGTCCGCGTAAATGACGTTCAGGCCGCCGTTCATCACGTCCGCAACGATCGCGTCAATCGTCTCAAGCGCCTGCTGGTTCAGACGGCGGGACGTTTCCTTGTGCATCCAGTTAATGCCAAACCGGGAAAGCTCGTCCGTCCACGCGACGTAGTTACCATACGGCTTGACAGTCGCGGTAAACTTGCGCACGTTGACGGTCTGACCGTCCGGAGTCACGCCTTCCTTCAGCGGCTCCTGCGAAACCGGGAAGGGGTCATAGCTGTAAAAGGTCACAACCTTGCCGTTGTTCTCAGGCAGCGAACGCTTCTGGCAATCCTTGGAATACACCAGGTTCGGTTCGACCTCCTGAATCAGTCCGGCGTTATAGTACTGCTCGATTGCCCGAAGGCCATCGTCATGCGTAGCAACAATATTCGTAAAAACACCCATATGTCATACCTCCGTTTTACGGGCGGTACTCGTATCCCTCGTCGATTCTCTTATTGAAAGCCGCATACTGCTGCGGGGTCATGTTGATAAAATCGACGGCGGCCGTACCGCGTTCGTTTGCCC